GCGATAAACCCAAGCATGGAAGCACCGGCAATGTTACCGCTAACGTCACGAGTAGGGTCTAGCTCATAGAACGAACCTTCTTTGAACGCAGTAACTACGCCTTCTTCAAGTCCTTCTGTAACGCCTTCTTTTAATGTAATTGTTGCGCCGTCGCGTAGCTTAGTGCCAATTACATCAAGAGCATCGCCCAACGGCCCCGATGTGTTTTTGTTAAGTAACGCTTTTTCCAATGCTTGCCCGCCAATATTAAGGCTAAGTATAGTTGTTGTACCACCTAAAATACCGGCGGATACTGCCATTTTGTACGCGTAGTCGTTTGCTTCGGTTTCACTCATGCCGTTAGCAAGAGCAACTTGGAGCGCCTCATCATACGCACCACCTGCGTTACTACCGGCGCTTTCACCAACATCAGAAACAGCGGCGGCTTGGAGTCCTGCGCGGCGGGCGGCGGCTTCGGCGGCTTCTTTAGCGACTCCTTTAGCTAAATTAGCAGTTCGGGTAACACCTGCGGCAACACCACCGACAAGCCAAGGAGCGGCTTCTTGAGCAAATTCAACACCGATAAATTCAGCAATCATTTCAACAGGTGCATCTTGGAACCCGCCAAGAATTGCTTCTGCTTTACCCATGACGCCTTCTGCATTGGCAAATTTTGTTTGGAAGTCTTGTATTTTCTGTTTGTATTCTTCGGTGTTGAGTGACTCACCTAAAGAAATTATCTGGTAAGCCGCTTGTCCTGCTGGGCTAGTTTCTGGGTTAATGCCAGCAAGAACCAACATATCGTTCATTGCTTCAGTAATACCGCCGCCAGCGCGTAGTGCAGTTGCCGCCGCAAGTTTTACGCCGTCGCTGTTTGCAACGCTGTTCTTAGCGGCAAGTAGTGTATTGGCTACGTAGTCATATCCTTCTTCGCCAAGCACATTTCTAAGCTGATTTTTTACAGCGTTACTTGAAGTATCGATTATGTTTGTAGCAGTCTCTATAAACGCATTGGGGTTAGACGTTTGTGTTTCGGCGAGAGTATCACCGATTACAATTTCTAGTGTCAAAGGCAAGCGTTCAAGAATATTAACACCAGATATGTCTGTAATAATTGTCTGACCTGACGGTGTTGGCCTGTGGTATACAAGCTGTCCATGCTCTGCGCTCCACTGCGGAGTACCAAACAAGGTAACTTTACGCCAATCTAAGAGGCCGTTATCTCCAACAACAAGCCGTGCTCCACCATTTACAATATCCTCTGCGGTTACGTCATCCCCAAGAGAAGGCCTAGATGCAACGGAATCGGAGGCTGTGTAGTTATCACGCGCAATATTTACATAATTCCCTGCATCGGAAGAACGTATTTCATCTAAAGTCTTTGTTTTTAGATCATTTGTAATTTTGCCTTTGAGATCGGCAATGTCTTCAGACGAGTACTTTGTTACATCGGAAACTTGGTTAAGTGCTTCAATAGTCAACGCACCAGCAATGTTGTCGATTTCGGCGTTAAATGAATTGTCGTTGGTTTTTAGTCCCTCAAACTGCCCCTCATCTAGCCAGTGTTCATATGCATCTACATCATCAGAGAGATTATTAAGCTCGCGATACTGCACCTCGTTGAAATCGGGGTCCATTGTGTTAACAAAAAACTCGTTGGTCGCGCTATAAATAGGATTGAGCGCGGAGTCTATTTGATCTGCTTTACTGACTAACTCGTCACGTAACGTATTGTATTCTTCGGTTTGAGTCTCAGCGGTGTTTACAAGTGTTTGATACGCTTCACCTTTTGTGGCTAACTCATTATTAAAATAGTCATTAACTCGCGTACCAAAGGCCGCTAGTGAGTCGTTGTAGTCTTTAATGATTTCATTTGCTTCTGCGTTAGTTATTTCACCTCGATTGGCTCGATCCCTTGCGGTATTAGCGGCTGTTTCTTTAGTCAAAATTACATCGCGTTCAGCTTCATATTCGTCATATACGCGATTGTATTCAGTCTGCGCGGCTTGTAGTGCAGTATCTGTAGCCTCTAACTCCCTCGCTTTATCGTAAACGTCTTGGTACGCCCCACTTACATTATCAATCGTGTTACGCACGCCTCGATCTAAAACATCTTGTAACGCCCTAGCCCCAGCACGAGTAACTGACTGCATTACTGCATCTGTCATGTCTCCGCCTGTCAACGCAGAACGGGCTACATTATTAACTACGTCAGTGACGAGCGCCGCTTGCCCTTCATTTAGGTCATCCAGCATTCCCGAATCTTTAATTACATTGGCAGTCAAATCGGCGGATTTAACAACTGAAGCAATTAACGCATCATCAACATCTTGACCTGTTAGCGCGGCTGTCGTTGTTCCTTTAATCACGTTAAACATAGCGCGTTCAGTTGCAGAAGGAGGGTTATCTATTCCTCGCCCCGCCGACGAGTCTTCGCGTTGCATACGTTGTCCAATATCGCGCAAGGTATCAGACTGATTCATAATTCGTGGGATAGCGGCGGTTATACCGCCAGTAATAAATGCTTGTTTAGGGTCACCACCTACTACAACCGCACCAGCAGAAGCACCTGTAGCAGAACCCAAAACAGCCCCTGCGGTAGCAGAAAACCCTGCGTCAATTGCGGCGGCCTCTGCGCTTGCCCCGACTTCAGCCCCAATCTGTTGAGCAACATAGGCTTTTGCGGATGCCTCTAAAACATCGCGAATATCACCACCTTGCGCGGCAACAGAAGCCCCTTGTACAAGAGGAACAGCCCACGCCGTTGCTGGGTTAGAAGCCAACACGATGCTGGTAAGTGTAACTACCGTTTCATTTGATAGTACATCACGAACCGCATCGTCAAGATTGGCTAACCCATCTGATGCAGACCCTAGTAACCCACCAGAGTCGTCAAGCCCTAAAAGGTCGTCTTTTGCGCCTGATACTTCATCCATAACTAACTTTCGCTCCCAAAACGAGTTAGATCAATATCTATCTCATACTGTGCAGGGCCAGATTTTGTTTCGTATACCGTAAAGTAATCTGGCAGGTCTTCTATTTTTAAACCTCCCAAGGCACGCAAATCTTTTACTGCGGTTTGCGCTAACTCAATACCGCGAGATTTTAAAAACGCAAAAAACGCCGTTAAGTTAACTAGATAATTTTCCCTAGCATCGCCGTTTACTACGTGGAACTCCACTACATTATTTTCGATCCCAGTAATTGTAAAAATCGTATTGCCAAGACGTATAAACCTAGCTCCTCTTTTAGCTAAGTTTTCTAAACGTTCTTTACGCTCTTCAAAACTTACTTTTGAACGGTTCATTTTTACATCTCGGCGAATAATTTCGTCCACTGATAACGTTTTTTCTACCCGCTCTTTAGCAAGTTTTTGTATCTTGTCTTTACTTACCTTCATAAATTACTCACAAACGAAACTGCAACAACCGCAGATGGTATGCCGGGATGTGGAGACGCAGGTGCAGTGGAGTCAAGTGATAAAGATAAGTCTGCTGTAGCCCAATACATTTCGATGTACTGACCCGCTGTTAGATCAATAGAAAAGTTCCAATACACGGGTTGGTTTGCGTTACCTACGATGGTTTGTTGTTCCCCGCCGTAGGTCACATCAGTGCCGCTCTTGTTAATCCAAGTCCATGCCTGCACAGCTGACGAGTTCGTGTGCGCGGTCTGTAATGTCACTTGGAAGTTATACACCCCGTCGGCAGACACGGTGATTTTGGTGTCATCAACGATGCTAATCCCACTTTGAATATACGTATTTTCAAATTCTACGGGGTAACCAGTATTAATCGCCGCCGCAGTCTGATCGGTCGTGCTGTAAAACAAACCACGCGGCATATACAAAAACTTACCGCCGTCATTTGTTGAAGTAATTTCGCGAATAACACCAATCAAACGGTTGAAGAACAGACGTAAAACGTTGTTGCTTTGGTCTTGGTAAGGCCGATCATACTCCTCTGTAGCGAGGGGTAACGCAGGTGGCTCAATACGGTTAAGTTCGTTTGCCATTACCGCCGTCCATCTGGGCGCATATCAATACGCGGAGCGCCTAATTGCCAGTGTACACCTAACGCATCAGACTCAATTTTCATCGCTAACTGCCGCCCACGCACTCGGGTGTAAATCTGCCCTGTATATTGCTCAACAGGCAACACAGCCGTACGAGTGACTGTAGACGAGTTAGTCCCACCTTCGGACGCGGGATCATTATACCCAGAACCGGAACTCTTTAGTGGTAGCAACGTCATTGTAGCTTGTGGGCTACCGGCAGTTGACCCTTCAAACGTAATATCCGGTAATACTCGCCATATAAAGGCAAATTTATGCCCGTCATCAAGGTCAAACTCGGCGGACGAGATATACGCATTAATCGCCGCAGGGGTGCCTGTTTCGTTGTCGTCAACTCCAAACTCATGGTTAACTAGATTGTTACTATAAGTAGCGGCTAGCGGATAGTTACGTAGCCCAGAATCCAACCATGCGGTACGTGCCATTGTGCCGTAGTACCAGATATTTTGAACGTAGTTATAGACCACATAACGATCTACTGTTGATGAACTAGCAGAGCAATAGAACCACCAAACCTCGTGGAATGCTTCGTTAGTCCCTGCAAATACTTGATTGTATTGAAGATCGTTAAAGTCGTTGAATACAAACTTACGCAGGTCGCAAGGTAACGCCTGTGTCCGCCCATCGTATTTATAGAACTTGTCAATACCCATCCAGTACGCGACACCATTGGCATAAGCGACGGCGTTTTGAGATGCGATAGAAGTGTTTTCACCAACAAGCTGTGCAGTCCACACCGCAGGTGCTCCAACGTACTGTAACGAATACATAGCGGAGTTAGTCCAAACCAACACTTCTTGGCGTGATTGCGCCGCTGTTACAATTTCTGTGCCACGAGATAACCGCAAACTACCTGCTTGGTTTGTCGCCGCAGGGGTCCAGTTTGTTGCGTCTTCTTGGTCTGACCAACGAATCAACATTGGGTCTTGTGTAGCAGTGCCTATGTCGTTAGAACCAAAACAAAACACAAATCGACTGATGTCAGAGATTAGAATGTAGTTCTGCACCGTTGGGACGCCAGATGCGCCACCTAAACTAGATAACAAAACACCACGTGTTGTCGCTCCGCTTGTGGCATCCCAGTAGTAAATCGCTCCGCCGCGAGGGCCAAAAACCAGATCTTCACCAAAGTTTGACTGACTCCACAAACGTAATGGTTCTGCTGATGTAGTGCCCACACCCCATGTACCTGCGCCCCACGCACCTGCGCCCCAACCTGTTAAGGGGATAGAAAACGCGGGACCAACATTAATCTGATAAGCCGCTGTGACCGAGCCACCACCTGTGGCAGAACTTGTAGCATTCGTACCTGCATCAATTGTGTAAGTAGAACCTGATGTGTAGGAAATTTGATATTCGCCGTCGATTGTTAGCCCACCAACTGCACTTGCGCCGCTGAACGTCACAAAATCACCGTCAATATAGCCACCTGCCGCGTCAGTCACTTCAACGATGGGCGACCCTGATGTTGTTTCAAACGGGTCAGTCAATGACTCTGTAGCACGTAAAGGTGTGATGTCGTTGTAAGAGCCACCTTCTTCTAGGTAAAACTTGAGGTTCGTGCCTACGGCAATAAAACGAATGCTACCAAGTGTCACCCATGCCCACAAAGAACGACAAATACCTAAGAATGTAGACGCTGAAATACGTTCCCACCCGCCGATTTTCTCGGGCGTGCCTTGGCGAAACCGCACCTTGTCACTCTCAAACCAACCACCCTCGTTTGTGTAGCGGGTATTTTCGCGGTTAACGCCTGCTTTCAACAATAACTTCTTTAGCGCCATGACGTTGCCTTACATTGAATCCCCGAACAAGGGTGGGAATGTTGTTACTTGAATAGCAACGCTTTCTTTCAGGTGTAGCGTCTCACCACAATCGGCACAGGTATCGGCGGCAATCTCATCTTCAGTGAGATCATACCCACAACTAGCGCAGACACGTTCTATATAATGAGCAGATTCAACTGTGTTGTCGTCGAGTTTTCGTGCTTCATACTTAACTTTCATGTCGTACCCTCACAATTGTTTACGTCTGATTATCCATGAAGTACGCTAACTATGCTAGTTTTACTAGCTACGAGTTCCCTCGTATAAACCCCTCCCGTAGGAGGGGTTGCCTTAATCCATTAACTCAAAGTGTGGCGCATCGATAAACGGACGTTTACCTTCAGAGCGGCGTGTATCAACATAGTGGTTCATCGCTTCTTCCATTGT